CCAATTAAGAATCTATATTTAAAGGGTAGTTCGGAATAGTTGAGATACTCATATTAGAAAGAGCTACTGCTGTTATTCCATGAACAGAATTTAAATATTGATTCTTAATTGGAAGAATCGGAGAATACTTAAACGCGGCAACTAGTCCTCTCAATGAAGATAAGAATTTATCTATCTTTATTTCACTATCTCCGCCATTTTTAAAATCAATTTTGAATGTATCATTTAAATCTATCTTTGATAGCGCATCTACTGACAGTCCCCAAATTTCTTCATAATTTGGAAAGAATAATCTCATTCTAATACTGGTTTCTTTATATCCAGAATTAAACTTAGGACTATTTTTTTGTCTAATTGCCGCGCCAGTAAGACTTCCAGTTTTAAAACTAGAATTTACATCTATTGATACAGGGGGGATGTAGAAGTTTGCTGCACCTAATCTTAGATGAAAATTATCCGGAGTATTTGGAGCTATATTAGCTCTAAATGGTGATGTCTTTAATACATTTTCAATACGTTGCGCTGTATTAGTAAACTTGTAAGCCATCTGAAAAATGGCTCTTGCACTTTCGACAAAACCAATTCCAAATCGACGCTCTTCAATGCCGGGAGCTACAAGTACGGAAGTAACTCCAAAAGCTTTTTCTAAAGATAGTGCAAAGTCATCTGCGTTGTTAAGAGTATCTTCTTCTCCTCCACCCTTGCCATTATCAGAGTAATCGCCAACAACAGCTAGAGCATCAACTAGAAAGACTGATAGGCTTGGAAAATAATAATTTATTCCTGCAAAAGTTAGAGGATCGCGCTTTAACCTTTGTATAACTTCACCCAATGAAATTAACCAGGGTAGATCGACAGTAGCATCAACTACATTATCTGCGGAGGCTTGCAATGTATCTTTAGTTCTCAATCTTTTCTTTGCGAAGTTAGAAATTTCATAGGCATAGGATGCTAGATTAAATAATCCAATTTCTTCCATTTTATTAAATAATGTTGATGCTTCGTGGGCTTGAAGATTGCCAACTTGTGAATTAGTTCCCCGAAAGATATTGAAAAAATTACTACTATTTTTAATATCTCTATTTCCATAAGCTGCCCTGAGTAAGGGATCAAAGATATATTTTTCATCTGTTTCATTTACGTTATTATAAGCTTTTGCTATAAAAGAAATAAAAGCTTCATTATTAAATGCACTAGTTACATCTTCGCCTGAGTTAATTACTTCTAACTCTGATGAATAAGTAGATTCATATTTTTCTAGTTCTAAATATTCTTCCTCAGATAAATCATTATCTCCTGCAGAAAATTCATACCAAGTGTTTAGTCTTTGGAAGGCATACTTTTGATATGTAAAAAATGATCTATCTTCATAAAACATTATGTTGTTATAATCAAAATGTTCCCTGAGCAGCTTTGCGTTCTTCTCTGCAGCTGATTGTTCTTGTGTGCTTTGTGGGATCCAAGCTGGGAAAGAACTTAATTCAAATCCCTGAAATATTGCTGCCGTAGCTTGAGCTACTGCCTCATATTCTTTTGGAACAATTGCCACATTTGAAACTTCAGCTCCAACCACTGCCATAGATATACAATAGTTAAAGACGGCGACAGAATAAGGATCACTTTCTTGTAGTGCGATAATATTGCCACCGGCAGCGATACTAAAGCCGTTTACATCATCTCCGTCAATTGTTCCGTATAGAAAAAATTCTCTTATCTGTTCTTTTGTTCCAGCAGTGCTGGTTTTATTATCCGGATTTAAAAAATCATATAGCCAAAAATAAAGATCATCATTTTCTACGATACCTTTTATGTAATCTTTAGAAGTATTATTAATAGCCATGTAATTTTCCTATTTAAACATCATATTATTTTTAACTATATTGCTAATTTTATTGCTAGATGATCCAGTCGCAGACATAGAACTGTAATTATCCATTATACTATAATTTTTATCAACAGGTGACATATTAAAGTTAAACCTATGATTATTATGAGATATTTGATTTTTGTTATAACGCGCGTTTTGCAGGGACTTATTATCATATCCCACACCATTCATCTGTAAGACAGTAGAAGAGCTGTGTTGCAAACCTTCGTATGAGCCTCTTAGCTTATCTGAATTAGATTTTCTAACAGTGACTTTTGATTCACCGACGGTTTTAGCCACAGAAGACTTACTAGAAGAAATCTTGGCTGAGTAGGTATTCGAATTTTCTTTCCTATGAGATGTATCTTTGGGACGACCAGCTGCGCTACTAAGCCTTTTGTTCTGATCGCCTGCACCAAAAATCATAAATACCTAACCTTAATAATTGGCTGCCATTCTTGTATATGGATCTTGAGCCACATCGGGGATTCTATTATACATAGTAGTGTTAATATTGCCATTAACTAACCCTCCGGCAGCAGCATTAAATCTTCTTACGGTGTCTTGGTCTCCATATAGATTTACCTTATAGCTAACGCCAGGATCATAACCTGGTCCACCAAAAGTGCCAATTTCGGGAACTCGATTTGGAAAACCGCTTTCATAGGCTGATCCACCTGGCAATAGGGGAGGTCCTGTCATATCTTCATGAGTCCTGTCCCTAATCGCTGTGTAGGCGAAGCTTCCCATTATAAGAGCGCCTAATGCTAGGGTACTTTTCCTGATAGTGGGGTTTTTAAAAAGATCTTTAAGATCTCCCATTTTTTCGCCTATTCTTTTATATACAGCTTTATTCTCCACTAATCCATTATCTAAGTCATTAACAGATCTAATAATGTCATCCGTTAAATTATAATCATCACCAAAAGCAGCCTGTGCTTGTTGTGAGTCTATTATAGTCCCACCCTTTTCTAGCACGCCATCTTGTCCAGTTGGACTTATGAGTCCGGCATCTTCTAATTCTCTTCTTCTCATTTGGTGCTGTATAAGGGTTGCTTGGTGATTAGAATTTTCCCTGACCATTTCATCAGCAATCTGATCTGACTCACCCACTAAGGCTCTTAGTACATCATTTTGTTCGTTGGTTGCTTCGAAAATATCAAACATGCTGTTCGTACCATTATCTATTCTTTCCTGAGCTTCACTAACAAGTTTTAGTCTTCTTTGGGCTTCTTCTGTAATTTCATTCATAGTATTTTTATTACCCAAGCTTGCTTGGACCTGGTTAGCGTAGTCTTGATCGAAGCTTTCATAGAATTTTATTCTTCTATAGTCTCTAGCACTTGTAATCATTTCAGCTACTTGCGAAACCTCTTGTGGCATATTGCCATCGAAAGCTGAGCTCAAATATCTTAGACCTCCAACATCTATTCTTGAACCTGCGCCAAGCGTTTGTTTATCTATGGCGGTGATAAGATCTAGCGCATTAATGTTTTCTAACTGCGATGCCTGACCAATAGTGCGCAATACATTTTCTCCAACATTGTCTAACATAGCCGCGTGCTTGAATTTTTCAGGCTCACTCATTAATTTTAGTTCATCAGTTGTAACACTAAAAATTTGCTCTAGAGAATCTTTATGCGTTGCAATAATTCTTCTGGCAAGAGAATCTGCTTCAGCGGAGGTAGATGTTGAGGATAATATGTCATCTGCTGGCATTCGGGATATCGAGGCTCTTCTTACTTTATCTAGGTAAGCTTGATATCTGACACCCACATCATGAACTTTAGATATTGAGGCATACTTGTGGTCTGCGCCTAGGCCAATTCTTTTTATTAATTCTTCCTTTATTTTACCTTCATCATTGCTAGCAGAAAGTGCTTGAAGTTGCTTGATTGTTTCATCTAAATCTACTTGAGATGCGTGTCCTGCAGTTTGCGCATCTCGCATTCCTTGGATCATATTATCTAGAATAATTTTAGTATCGCTACCTTTAATTCTTTCACGCAATAAGAATTCATCAATACCTAATTGGAGATCATCCTGGGCAGAACCAACGGCGCGATTAAATCCAATCATTTTTCCAAGATTAGCCATACTTTGTTCTCCAAAGCCAGCTAGTGTCATGCCCTTTTGTCCAGCGCCAGCAATCCCTAACTCTCCTAGCGCTTTTTGTATTCCTTTTTCATTATACATGCTAGCGTCTGATGCGGTTAAGTTAGCAAGCAGCTCCGTAACATTTCCCATTAATTGTTTTGTGCCCGCAAGGTTGACCGAAAGGTCAATGGCTGTTTCTTGCGAAAGTAAACCAATTTTATAGTTTTCTAACATGTATTTTTTAACTGCAGAAGATGTCCCTGCGTCATTTAAAAAAGCTTCATATTGATTCAATGAAGAACCCACAGCCATTGATCTATTCACATATAGACCAAGAATATCTGCACCTTCAATGCTCTTTTTTATGCCAAGTTCTTCGATTGAGCTTGCAAATGCTGCTCGTACTGCTGGATTACTTTTATAATCTGCTTGCATTAGGTTGAGCATTTCGTCAAAGTTTTTTGCTCTTGATAATTTATTAATTGTCGCCTGGTCAACATTATTAGCTCGCATTGTAGATAATAATTCTTCACTCATATCAAAAGCACCTTCTTTAGTAAATGCTTTAAATACTCCTTCTCTAGTATATCTAGGCTCAAACGCTAACTCAGATGTTTTCAATGAAGAAGATCCATACTGAGCGATTTTGGCAGCCATTTCTGGTGACATTCTTTGGAGTTGGGTCACTCCATCAGCCTCTAATCTTTCAAAAACATTATAAATTGCTTGTTCATATTCTTGAAAGTATTTTGGAGATAATTCGGCTTCCATTGCTTTGCCGTATTTATCTTTTATGACATTGCCTGATTTATCTAATTTTAAATGTTTTTTATCTAAAATATTTTGTAGATTAGAATAGGTCTTATGCAATTCGTCTTTGGGAGTAGTCGTAGATTGCAGATGATCTAGTGCGTCCCTAAAATGTTTTACTGCAAAGACATCATCTCCTCCACCAAATAATCCTCTAATAGTTTCTTGATCCATATTCATGCGAGCAAAAATTAATTCTTCAGGACCAGATGGTTGTCTGAAAATATTAAATCCTAATCTATTTACTGTTCTAAATCCACCTTGACCATCTGCTATTTTTTGTTCATATGTCAAAAGCTTAGGTAGTGCCTTGTCGTCTAAGTCAAATCCACCAAGGGCGTGCCTAAACTGACCAATAGCATCCGCTGACAACATCATCTTATGTCCACTTACTCTGAACTTTAGAATGTCTTGACTTGCTAATGCTGCTTCTTGTGCGGCATTTAGGCCAGACATAGATATCTTTTCGTAACCTCTACCCTTGTTGAGTAGCATTTTTCCTTTTTTAGTTCCCATGAGGACTGCTTCACTATCAATAGCAAAGCGATAAGTATCAGGAAGAACAGCTTGAACAAAATTGCCTTTTTCTCGGAATGCCTCTGTTGCAAAGAACGTATGCATCATATTCATCATAGTTGGATTTTGATTAGGGCTAATTCCTCTATTTATCATATCCGTAATAGCTTTTGCAAATTCCCTATTTCTCTGTGCTGATCCACGAGCATACGAGGGCAGATGACTTATGTCACGTTCTGCTGCCTGTTCCAACATTGCTCTTACTCGCTTAGGAACCGTTCCGCTCTTAATGGCTCCTTCAAATTCTTGAAGGATAGCCTGAGATCTTTTTTCCATTGCCTTAATCGTATCTGGATCAGCAAAAATTTCTGGATGAAAAGCTGTTGATACTGGGTCAGCGTAGACTAAATCGCGCCCTGCTCCCATTCCGCTTAAGTTAAGTATGTTACTTTCACCAGCTAGACCAAGTTCGCCTTTGAATCCCATCTTGCTAACAATCATTGAGTACTTATTTAATTTAGGATCAAATTCTACTGACTGGAAAGCTGTTTTAATATCTCCATATTTTTCGCTGTGACCTCTACCAGTAAATTGTTCCAGCCCACCTGTATTCTTAGCACGAGAAACTTGTCTTTCGATGTTACTTACATCTTTTAGTTCCATAGCAAGTTCTTCCATTTTTTCTGCTGTCAGTGGCCTAATACCTTTCTGCGAATCGTCGATTTGCTTTCTTATCCTACTTGCTCTTTTTTGCATATTTTTAATATAGCCATCTATATTTTTTGAATTTATTAAATCAGAACCATCATACGCATATTCGATATTATCAAACATTTCTTTAACAATTTTTTCTCGATTTTGATCAACTACACCATTAACTGTAATAAAATTATCTTTTAAATGTGTCATTAATTGATCGCTAGCAAATTTTCCTCGTCCCCCATAAGTAAAATTACCTGATTTAATTACATTTTTTAATTCGTCTTGTTCGTTAGTAGATAGTTTCCCCATTATGCTGCCAATAAAATCTTCAGCTTCTGCATTTTTGTAATAGGCGGCTAATTCTGCTCCCTTTTTTCCTCCGCCAAAGTCATAGGCGCTCCCGTGAGCCATCTTCTGCAGTAGCTCATATTGAGGATCTACTACTAACATTGATTTATGAAAGTCCTCTGCTTTCAGCTTTCCACCAATAAAACTAGCTAGATCATTTCCTGCTAAAGAGACTTCTCTTTCAGATGCTAATGATCTGAATCTTTTTCCAACTTTCATTAATTGTTTAATTAAAGATTCTGATGGAGAAGTGCCCTTGCCCATAATGGCTGAGAATAATTCTGGATCTAACATGTCGTGACCAGTAATTGAAAGGAGTAAGTTTGATTGGTAGCTCGTTAGCATTTTTTGGCCTACACGCATATTCAACATTCGTGCGCCTTCATCATCCATTATCGTAATACCATGCAAAGTTCCACGGTCTCTTAGTGTTTGGATTCTGCTGGCTACTCCTTTTACGCCTCCCTTATCAGCGTGCATGGTTAGGAGGTCAACCTGCATATCTTTTATCGCATTTACGTCAATACCTGCATTTTGTAACATTTGAATTTGGCCAGCATTAAAATTGCTTGCTTTTCCTCTGATATCCTCCATGATCTCAGCCATACCACTAACTTTATTTCCTAGTTTTGGTTTTAGGAGTGGGTTAACCTGTGTAACATGAAGTGAAGCAGCTGCATTAAATGCTCTATCAACATTTTTAAAACTTTCACCAGTAGCGGTTAATACATATTTAATTTCATCGCCATCTGGCTCTATTTTTATAACACCACCCATTCCATAGGTAGTTCTCATTAATGCTGATCTAGCAGCCGCCATTCTTTGTGGCAGTGTTTTATACATCTCATTAATATTTACCATTATCTAACTCCTGCCGAAACGTCAATACCCTGTGAGCCAAAAGGATTCATAACTGGAGTAACACTTCCAGAAAATCCAGAACCATTCATTAGTCCGCGCAATTTATATAAAGTATCTTGTCTATCTCCACCATTCCCAAATTGAGGAAAGCTTGGATTAGCTAAATTTGCTTCACGGATCTGTTGAGGATAGTAACCCATCTGCGACATTTCTAGACCCATTGATTGTCCCATTTTAATCTTTACTTGATCCATATTGGTATTAGGATGCCAACCTTCCCATGATAAATCTGGAAGTTCATGACGAGTAAAATATTCTCCTAAATCTGGTCTCTTCTCAACATCCATCCCCCAAGAAGCTTCGTAGATTCTTCTTTCAAGTCGTCCCGCAGTAGAAAGTATTTTACCTCTTTCTTCTTCTGGGGCATTAATCATTGCTTTGAAGTGTTCTCTTTTTCTTTTAGGGATAGCTAAAGATAATGTATCGATATCTTTCCCATAAAGATCAGCTCCATACATTGTTCTTTTTGCAGCCATATTATATTGCATCGCTGCTTTTCCATCGCCAGAAGCTTTAGCCATAGTTTCTAATCTTTTGCTTTTTACGTAGCTTAAAATATCAGAGTACTCTTCGAGTGCTAATTCTTTCTTTCTTTTTGCTGGCACGAATCTTTCACCGGTTACTAATTCTGAAGTTTGCCCATATGCAGATGCAGTTAATCCAGTCGCTACGCCAATTGCTGTTCCAAACAATTTAGCTTTAGCTGTTCTTCCAAATAGTGCTCCAGCTACACCAAGTCCGGCTGCTGCCGTTATTGGATCTCTTTGTGTGGCTTTATTAATCATTGGCTGAATATAACTTTCAAATGGTCTTTGCCATTCTGGGAAAGTGGCGCCGTAGACATGTTTTCTTTCCCAATCTTCAGTAGCAGTCCTCTTGCCTATTGTCTTGCTCACAACAAAGTTGTCAGAGTGAGCTAGATATTCTCCCATTCTTCCTGCGCCAAACTTCAATGGATGTTGCCCCATTTCTTCGGCAGAAGATCCTTTATATTTGTAATCTGTGAATTCATTTTTAGTTGTCATACTTTGAACTTGAGATCTAATATCAGCTACTTGGTTTCTTTCGGCTGGACCTAAATTCATGCTGTCAATTTTTTTATCTAATATTTTATATTGTTGTGAGTAAGGCGCAACATCACCCAATATTTTAAGTTGATCCAACGCTCCATATCGACCAGTTGAATCTGGGTTAAGTCTATTAAATCTTTCGTAACCAACTCCGGGTAGTCTTAATTCACCTTCTTGAACCTTTGTAAATGGATCCCCTCTAGTGAAGTCTGTAAAATATTCAGACCCAGGAAGGAATGGATATTTCTTTCCCATAGTATTTTCTATTGGATTTAAATAATCAACATTAGTTCTTTCTTTTGGAATGAATCGTCTAACAATTTCAGAAAATTCAAAGTTACCTACGCCTTCTTTATTTCCTAACGGAGCGTCTCCCAAGCCTCCTAAGTTAAGATCCCAGAATGCTCTAGTAGTTCCATAGGCTTTTGATGCTGATTGTAAAACACTTCTTTGTGGCTGATAATCTGCTTGCCCAAATCCCAATGTCTTTCTTGCATTAGCAAAAGCAAACCCGTAGATACCTGCCATTTCTTGCATTCTAAATCCAAGCTCACCTGCCTGGAAAGAACTAGTACTGGGCTCCAACGGAGCTCCAGCTCCAACTATTCTGGGAGCCATTACACCAGGCACCCTGGGCGGACCATAGGACAAATCGCTGTATTGAGAGTTTATATCTTTTAGTGAAGACCTAACCATTGATCCTGCAGCGCCCGTGCTACCTGCTCTACTGGCTAGCATTGAGTTCATTCCAGAAACTGCTGCTGCGCCTCCGATAGATCCAGGGGTAGGTGCACCTCCACCCATCATTCCAAGGCCTCCTATGGCCCCTCCAGAGCCTCCTCCGCCCATTTCTCTAGTGAAGCCCAATCCATTGACATAACTTGGAGTTTGCCCATAGGCAGAAGCGTCGTAGGCACCTGATTGTCCAGCCCTAACGTAGTTTGCTAAACCTTGTGCAGTTTCGTTTTCATGCATTCGAACTTGGGGCTTTAAGAGCTTTCCGACTGTCATATTAGCAAGGGGCACGAGCGGACCAAATGGACCAGAGAAATATTCACCAGTAACGGGATATGGCCTATCCTCATAGTGTTTACGTTCAAATCTATATGGGTCAAAAGGTCTTAGTGGTGAAATGTCGTTATAGTATAAGAATTTTTCAGCTGGACTTCCATAGGTGTCACTGGTAAACATTGCTCCTGCTTGGAGTTTACGATACCAAGAAGGTCTGTAATACTGAATTTTTCCGCCCTTAAATGGGGTATTTCCAAGTGGCCACCATCTACCCTGCCTGATTGGAACTTCACCTTCGGTTAACTGCTCTTTCTTTTCTTCATAGCTCATTCCACCAGGAGCTATACCTGCAGATAATGATTGTAGTTCAACTGCTCCTTTAGCCACTTGGCCAAGGACTAGTGGAGAATAAATTCTTTCTCCGTTATCATCCTTACCGTTAACGGCTCCACCCAACGTTCGATCTATAGTCAAAGCTGTCACACCGGTTGCATATAATGGTAATACTCGCTTGCCAACCATTCCTCTAGCAAAAAGATCTAATGGACCTTTAAAATCTGATACGTTTAATTGACCACCCAAAGTGCCAAAATATCTATTTAATCTTTCTACACCTTGCGAGATAGGAACGCTGCCCATAGAAAAACTCTGTGGATCTGAATAAGTTGTCAAGCCAATTGCGCTCTTAATGGCTCCCATTGGATCTCTGCCAAACACCGTTCCGAAAGTTGGCACTACTGTGATACTTTGTCCAGAACCTAATGGGTCAACAGCTAAATCATCAACCTTATAGCCTGAAGTTCCAAAAGCTCTTTGCCTTAGCGAAAGTGCTGGTGCGAATTTTTTACGAATACCACTACTAATTTGGTTTACTTCAGCCTTTGAAAAAGGATCAAAGACATTTTTTAGACTAGGATTTTGAGTTGAAAGACCGAACATTTCTGCTGCGCCCGCGCGAGCATTCTGGATATTTGACGCTGAGTGTTGAAAAGTTTTAAATGCGCTGATATTAAACATGCTCGATAGAGCTGCAGCTTGAGCTTCAACTCTTTCTGAGGAACTAATTGCTCCACTTTTAACCATTTTATTAATAGCAGTTTGCATCTCAATAAATATGTCTGCAGAACTTCCGCCTCCAAGTTGCATTTGGTTGGTTTGTGAAACGTATCTAAATATTTCATTTTTTAATTGATCTAATCTAGTTGTAATAGTTGGAGACTTTTCAGCCATTTGAGATATTGCATTTAGATTAGTTTCTTGCATTAAGTACTTAATTCTTGATGCAGAGGAACTCAAGAAAGTCGGATCTATACCCTGAGCTCTTAATTGTTGAGATGTTAACTTTTGTGCTGCTAAAAGTTCTTCGGCAAATTGCACAGCTTGAACTTCAGTAACTGCTTCACTAACTTTTTTTCCACCAAATGTAAATAAATCTGGCCTGCTAGTTTCTAATTCTTTGATAAGTTTAGTTGGAGTCCCATATTGGAAAGCTTCTTTTCTTAAGGATTGATATCCTCTTAGAATATCTGCTTCTGCAAAATCATCTACTATATTTCCAAAATTATCTACTACACCAATTTCTTTATTCTGTCCTACGGATAATTTTATTATTTTTTCTTTGCCACCAGAATTATATTTGACATCTTCCCCAGATAATAATCGAGACATAACTCCATGATTATTTACATCACTTGAACGACCTTTAAATCTAGAAGCTAAACTAAATAAAGAGTTTGGCTGTTCAGAGTCAATACTCATTTTTCTCTTGAAACGTATTGCTCTTTCTCCGCCAAGAATTCTATCTAGGAATTTTGAACCACTTGAATCTCTGATCTCATTAATTGTTTCGCCCTGCATATTTGATGCGTAGCGCGTGTGTCTAGTGAGTAAGTCTGTAGTGTTAGTTGGAAGTGCTCTATATGTACCATTCATCACTGTACTATGGACTGCGTCAGACAGATTGTCCGTCCTAAAAGACATCAATTTACCCTTAGTGCCCTTGGTCTTAAACCACATATGGAAGTCTGCTTTGCTCTGAGCTCCTTCGGGCATAAATGGCTGTACGGTTCTAGAAGAAACATACTGCAATGGGGATCTGTTGGCCATTTCTGAGAATGATCTATAACCAAATAAGTCAGCTGGATTAAAACCTAATATAGGAATTTTAAATTCTGAAGCAAAAAAGTTTGCCGTTTTAGTGAACGTAGATTTAACTGATGTAAAATCTAATATTTGACCTGATCTAGATTGATATACTCCATCAAGTTTACTGAATCCAATTGATTTAGAAACTGGATCATTAATGGCCATTCGTGAAGCTAAGTCATGAATTATTTTTTGTTCATCTGGCCTCATGTGCGTGAAGCGCCCAGACTGACGAGCCTCGTCAATTGTTAGGGACTTCATTCCAAATAAGTTGTATCCTCCGCCAATAACACCAGAAGACATTTGACGATTCTTAATTAAAAATGCTCTTAGATCAGTAAACGCATTGGGGTCAAAACCACGATTTCTTAAGCCTCCGGCAATAACGTCATTAGATACTTGCCTTCCGGCATCGTCTGTTAATTTGATACCTAGAGTCTGAGCTGTTTTTCTTTGTAGGAATTCCGTTTTAGCTGCTGTTTGTGGGCCAATAAAATCATTGTAGGAAGCCTTCATCGGCTTGAGCATTCCGCCACCAACGGTGGTTAAATCATCTCTATAGAATTTATTCCAATTCTTTTGTATTTTATTATTTAAACCTTTTTGAAATTCTTTTGATGCAAAGATATCTCTTGCGTCTTCGACTGAAGCTCTAAGTGCATCAGGTTTAATTACATCATCAAAACTTTTTCCACCAGAAATTCCACGATATCTTTTAATTATTTTTGCAAAAAAGTCATCGCTTAGATCTACTGCGTCCGCACCATCTTCATATATCTTAGTTTTACCAATAGTTATTATATTGGTGCTGTGCATATTCTGCTTAGGCAATGATACTTTGAGATAGTCGGTAAATTGCTTAGCTTGTTTTCCTTCTAAGCCTCGTGAAATTAATTGATTTTCTAATAGATCCTTAAATGCGTCGTGTTGATGGCCATAACCAAATGCAGATCTAGTAACCGCTGAGTCTCCTGGACCTCCGCCTCCCATGACCCTAACACCAGTGGCAAAACTAGATAATCTACTGGAGTGTTGCGATTGAATTCTTTGCATTGCGTTTTGTAGCGTTTGTGCATGTTCGGGGGTACCTCCCATTGCCTTCAATACTCTGGAGTGTGCAATTGAATTCTCTAGGGCATCATATCCCTTGCCGAGAATTTTGTATTCATCTTTACCGGCAACAAAAGCCTTTCTTAGGCCCCTAAAAACTGGAGGAAGTTCTGTAATTCCAGATGAAGTATTTCCAGATGAATCCGTAAATCCCTTAAGGAAAGCACCTGAGCCAGCTTTTCTAATAGCTTCCTTAGATGCTCCTTGGGCAATTTGTTGATCGCGTGCTGCTTTAACGCCATGTCTTAAGCTGTGAAGATTTTGTACAAATCCTTGTTGATTTTCCGTATAAGCTTTTGTGGCAACGCTTAGTCCGCCAGAAGTCTGCGCTGAAGTTCTTAAAAACTTATTAGTTAGTGTAGCGAAGTCGTGACCAACATCTGCTAAAGTTTCTGTTATATCAACAAACCCTTTGCGTACTTTTTTATTAAATGGAGTTAGATTTCGCATATCATTCATTGAATAACGAAGATTATTTAATGAACTTTTACCAGCTCCTGCTGCAGCTCCAAGAGCTTCGAATGGAGCAATCATTGTCGCCATCATTGTCAAGGACGATTTAGTAAAATCAGTAATTACGTCTGCTGGATTATACCATTTTATTTTTCTTTGTCCTTCTTCACGATTACCGAAAAGTGGATCAACAATTGCTTTTTCTGCGCCGTACATTGCTGGCAATTCATACGGCATTCTGCGTCCAGCTCTAACTAACCTTTGCTGTAGTTGGTCTTTATAGGACCAAACTGCTGTAGGTTCAGTCAGGAATCCAGATCCTGCGAGGTTCTTTTCTTCTTTGGTTAGATATTGATACCCAGCTCTTTCACTGACCATTCCATGATAACCTGTAGTTAATTTTCCAGAATTATCATACGCAACTAATTTACTGTATAAATCTTCGCCACTGTCGACATACCTGCTGACGCCTTGTAGCTCGTCTAATTGACGGCGAATTTGAAGAGCGCTTTGCACTACTCTTGTTGAAACCCCATTGCCTGAGTCAGCAGATTTTTGTAGGAATTTTCCTAGCTTTAGTCCACCCTTTTTAGTTAACTTAGATGCGACTCCTGCGGCAACCATGACAGATGCAGTTGAGGCCAAGAACCTTGTAATGGGGTGCCCATTTAAGGCACGGCTTACCATACCTGAGTTTGGCGCTACGCCATCAGATTCGCCCTCAGTAGCGGGCAAGTCTCTAGATGTTACGCCATACCCTAAGTTTTGTATTGGTCCTGGATCGCGTATCAATCTAACTCCTTAGATTATTATCCCCATAGCTTTTGAGCAATAGGATCATCATATGTAGATGCGCCTGGCATCTTGGAGGCATTGTGTCTTGCTGCATGCATCTTTTGCTTTTCTAATTCTTCTTCAGGATCTATTAATTGAAGAGTTAGATTAGTAGATTCAATGCCATTAATGCCTTGTTTAATTTCTATTATTTTTTCAGCTAGAGCAACTCTTTCTGCTAACTGAGAGAAAGTCATTTCATCTAATTGCTCTGGGCTGTATGTACTTATAGTAGCGAGAACAAAGGCTTTCATTAAATTCTTAACTTCTGTTGCTTCTTCTCTTTTTTCCTGAAGGATTCTTTTAGCTAATCTGGCAGAAGTTAATCCAGAAATGTCTAATACCTCCTGGGCTAAAGAAGAAACATTCCCAGGAGGTATTCGAGCAATATCAAAATCTTCAGGATAAACAATACTGAATTCTAGAACTAAATCTTCAACATCTGCTGAAGAGAAGTCTTCTAGATCTTTGTAATAAAGAATTTGATTATATTCTTTAAATGTCAGTTCTCTAAAAACTACATCTTTATTTTTAATATTAACAGAATAGATATTACCGTATCTATTTTTAAGATCAAAAATTAATTGGCTACCTAGCATCTAATTAGAGTTGTCTAACCTCAAGGGCAACAAAGCCTGAAGCTTCGAGTACTTCTTGAGCAATAAGAGACGGCATACCAGCCATGACTCCAAGTGCTGTTTTTTTATCATATTTAGGATAAAGCACGCAAAGTTCAGTGATAGCTTCTTCGTTCCACATGTTAGCTTCAGCTGACGTGAGCTGTCCACCCTGAACTAATTGTTCCATTTTCTTGACGATCTGCTTGTATTCATTTCGATTTAGTACTCGCCAAACAATGTGCTTATCGTAAGAGATGGATGTTACATAGACATCTCCATAATACTGCTTCCATTCTTTAATCATTCCAGCGTTGGGGCCACCGTCCCAAATTTCTACATCATCCGCCAGATCTTCAATATCTTTTGATTCTTCAGCTTCAATTTGAAGATCATATTCTTCGATTGCTTCTTGGGCTCTTACATCCATGACATCTGGGTCATCAGTTGTCGCCAATGTGACTGCTTCATCAAAGCCTAAATTTTTGATATCCTCTGGGGTATCTGCTATTACTACTTTTCTTTCATTTGCCATATTAATGTTTCTCCTTAGTATGTATCAGTACATAATATCATAAAATTACTTTTTTTTCAATTATAAATCACTAAAATTAACCATTATAACTTGTGTTTGGATCACCCATTACCTGCTCCTGCGTGGGCGAGCCAGGATTAGCGTTAGATGGTGCGTCAGAATCTGAAATATTATTTGCAGACATTCCTTTTATGAAATCAAGTTTTGCTTCAGTAAAATAAAAATCTCTAGCTATAAATTGATAGCTCTCGGCAACGGGTTGCCCACCTGGGCTATAGTTGGTTGACATATTCATTAAGTTGACTTGCTGGAGTATTATTTTCATTGGGCTGACTTTATTATCCATTTTAATACTTCTTTGGTTAACATCAAAGGACATTTGGTTATTCAAATAACTAGAAGTACTTGTATCTTCAGACGCATTTGCGCTAAATGGACTTAGGGCTGTTTCCTCTAATCCATACAAGATAACAAAATTAAATGGTGGATGTGCGCTGAATAGGTTTTTAGTGTCAAATCCAGAAACTGCTGGGTCAGAAGTTATTCTATCCAATTGACTGTAAGCCCAATATTTTTCTATGTTACTTTCATCATCTGAAGAAAGTTGTGAATCTAATCGTGAAATAATTGTGTCTTTTGGTGTTCTAACATCTTTATTCGTAACTCGAGACTTTGCTGCTTTCTCTAATAGTTCTGTCATTCTGCGTGGATATCTAGTAAATATAGTTATTTCGCCACTAATAATTCTAGAACCCAGCATTACGGTATCATAATTGTATGACCAGAATCCGTAGACAGGTTGCTTCTCTTGCCTTACCGAGTATGCAAAGGAGGCAATATCTAGTTCGTCTTCTGGCCCAAAAAGACCATCAATGTATACTTTTACATCTTCTCCACTAAAGTAATAATCATAGTAATTATTAAAAGTTTTATCATTATCTGGCGCTCTACCGGCCCAGACTCTATCTATGTGATTTGATAATGGATCATATTCTTTATCAAATTTCCAAAACTTTTTATTATCCAATCTTGGATCTGGCATTATTACCTACTGTCTCACGATACGTTCTATCATATTTTGATTATAAAATTCAGATATTTTATCTACTGCTTCATCACCAAATATATTTCTAGATATTTGGACATCTCTTTGGACTACTGCTGGATCTCTAGTTGAGTCTAGTTCAGAACTAATATCCATCTTAACCATTGGTTGAATTCCACGAGCCATATAGGTGTATGTCTGTTCTGTAATTAAGTCATCAATTGATATTGTTTGACCTTCATCTACAATAGTAATGCCGAATATCTTCATTTTGGCAGATTGACCATATTCATTAAAGAAAGAAATTACTATATCAAATGGGGGTAGCATGTCTGCTAAAGGAGCAAAAAAACCATTTCTTCTTGCGAGTAGTTCTCTATATTTTTTAATTTTATAGAACGCATACTCATTAAATACGGTAAATATTAAACTTCCAGCTATTGTTCTGCCACCCTTAATGAAGCCTCTTACATTTACGTGTCCAAGAGTTCTAATAGGCGAATTTTCTCTATGTATTGAATATGACAATGTTTGCAGTTCGCCTAGTTCAATAACATCGCCATCATTAGTGATTTTTCCATCTTCCCCTATGACTGGTATAATCATTGTCGCTACTGCATCTGCGCCTGAAAATGATATGTTTTGAAAAGAAGATTTAGGATCGTAAGTACCACGAGGTTCACTGTCTTGTGGCGGTTCAACAATAATTTTTGGTTTTCCAGTAAAAATTTTAGTCATTATTTATTATCCTTAAAATGAAATGTGCACGGGAGAAGATCCCCCGTGCACACCTGTCAACCTAGAGTAGTTTCTATCAGGGTCTGATGATATCTGACTTAAGAGCGTTTGACTGAATGAAGTCAAGAGCATCGACGTCAGCGTTGTCGATGAGACCATCTGTTTTGATTGTGTACATCGGGCCGAGCTCACGAGCAACATAAGTCATTGTTTCTTCAATGACGATGTCATCCATCGAGGCGCCTGAACCTTCGTTCAAAAGTTCAACACCGTAGATTGATCTAACGGCAGCTTGGCCATACTCGTTTACAAATGTGATAGTAATATCAAAGGGAGGAATCTGGTCAGCGTAGTAAGGAACTTTCTTTACAACACTGAGAGCCTGATCATTAACATCAGCTATTCCGCGATACTTGTAAGCGGTATCACCAGGAAGTGCATTATGACTTCTTGTGTAGAAGACCTGTGTTGGGTCACCATTTGCACGGTTCTTGTCCAACATTGTGTACAACGCTGGGCGATCAAAAACTGTGAAAATCAATGAGCCTGCAATACCTCTTTTGCCTCTTGAGAATGAACGAGGATTAGGTGAACCCATTGTATAAATGGGAGCTTTTTCTCTGGTGACAGAGAAAGTAATGCCCGAAAGAGCACCAATTTCAATTCCGCCAAAAGTGGCTACAATGTCTGCACCTGAGAAGGTGGTGTAGGTATTTAGGTATTTATTTACTGATGTATAATCTTCAGTTGCCATTTTGAATTACCCTCCAATCGGTATATTATAAGTTAATGGCTACCTGGACTTCGATTGTTTTAAGTTCGAAGGCAGGTGTTAAAATGAGGTCAACAATCGCTTTATTCTGATTGGGAACATACGAAACTGTAAAATCGCTTCCCAATAAAGCACCCATGAGCTGCATTCCTCTTAGACCGGAAGTAATTGCTGTTTCCATCGCATTGCGAACTTGAATGTTCGATGGCTCACCAATAAACTTCTGGCAAACTTGTCTAATGACAAGAGAAGCTTCGTCAACAATTCTTTTTGTTGACAAACGCGTGTAGTCTGATGTTGTCTGACCGAATGTCAAACCTTCACCAAATACTGCTACTTTATTAAAGTTGAGAACAACAGTATTAACTCCCTTTGCACTCAAGGCTTGCTGCTGAGTTCTTGTGGGGGCGTAACGAAGAGCTTCGATATTATAAAGTGGTTTATTGACCACTGAACTATACGAAGGCAGTCTGCTCAATGAAGCTGCCAAGAATGCTGCGCCATTTGAGTAACCAAAATCTGTTGTTCCCGACTTGTAATTAACTGGCTTAATTTCAGTGGCAATAATTGAAATGTATGGTCCGACTGACTTCCAGGCGTCGCCTGCGTCTCTGTCTGGCAATCCTGACAAGGCAATTTTTGTCGCTGTTTGACTTGGTGTCATTCTTTCGTTAGTATTAGTGCCACCAAGAGTCGTACTTGCCAAGAAAGGCTTAACGCCCATGATTCCTAAACAGGGATTTGTGTTTTCTGAAATTGACTTAACGGCAACTCCGACTTTGTAGGCCCAATTTGTTGCATAGGCGCTGTTATTATCAGCGTGGAAGCCATATTCTCTGTCATCACTAGGCGTGGCAGCATTTGCGTTCCAGTCATTTGCTTCTGCGCCACGACCCCAAGGAATGATCATGTCGGGGACTGCTGATTCTGCTGCAATGAAGGCTGCATCAAAAACAGATCCACCAAAAGTTGCACTTGTTACTGTACATAGTGTGTGGTCAAATACTGTATCACTTGGAAGCGGGACAATGAAAATTCTTTCAGCGCCAGCGGTGACCAATTCAACAAACGCACGGTGTGCGTCTGATCCACTACCGAATGCGGTGATTGCATCAGCTTCGTTCGATACTCTAACTACGTCAAGGTCGGGGACCCCACCAGTACCGTCAGCTGTGCTGCGCTTTGCAATGGTGACAATTCTCGGACCAACAGGTGCATCTTGTCTCGACACACTGTAAAAACGATCTCTTATTAAGGTTGTTACTCCAGGTATAGCCATATTATTTTTAGACCTCCGATTAGGAATCTTTTAGAATCTTCATTTATAGTAACAGGTAAGTTATAAAAACAACTTCACAAAGATTTTATCTCAAGATAAATATATAGGTTTAACTAGTCGCTTGGAGTAGCAGATTGTTCTAAGTCAACTATATTTATAGTCACATCTTCAAAATTTGGTGTAGCCAATGATTCAACAATACTCTTCTCGTAAGCCATCCAAGTTCTTGCATCCACGGCGATCTGCTGAATTCTGTCATTCTTAATCGCAAATGTTTTTTCTGTAGTTAGCATGTAGGTTACGGTTCTTTTATGGAGATCTTTACCATCTCTATTTATTTCCGAATCGGAAAGTCTTCTAGAATAAACTAATTCTGAAACACCCGCAGCTTTGAAAATTGGAGTATATTCCAACATAAAATCTTCAAAGGCTTCTATGACTTGATCGGATAGAACTGACGCGTCAAGGTCATCTCTGGTTGTCGTAATATTATTATTCTGGAATGTTCCTACTTTTGTAAGAACTGAAAATGAAACTATATTTTGGAATTTTTGACCATAGACTGTTACCGTATTTTCCAATACATTTTGTCTCATTCTAGGCTTTGGCTCTGTAGTATGAGTTTTTCTTAATTCCAAAGAATAAACAATAATTGCTGGGAATTCATCTAAGGATGCTAATCCAGAACTTGATGATGGTGGCGAAGAAGATATTTCACTAACTTGTGTACTAGATGCCATAGTATCTGAATACGTACTACTAGTTTCTCTATTTATGCCACTGGGTAAGATTGGTATTGTCGGATAACTTTCTTCCCATACTTTTTTAACTAAACCTATAAATTCAAGATAGCTTAGATTACCGGAATATATTTCTTCTACGCCATTCTCATCCAGTCTTCGGTAGCCTGGAGATTGGAGTACTGAATCTTTTAGTTGACTAGCCCAAATTGGTTCAGTAAATCTACTTTTTCTTCCGTGAGAAGGAAAGCCTCTATTTATATATGCCATATTAAACTCCTGGTCCTGTTGATAAAGCAAAGTCAATTTTCTTTAACCCTAGGGCAGAAAGAACTTCTATGTAGAATATTATACTTCCAACAGTGGTACTACTTACTTCTATGTTAAAAGAATAATTAACTATAATTTTATCGCTCTTTAAAGACTCTAATAAAGATCTTACATCATCTACAACTTTATCATATCCGAGTTGGCCAATAGCCTTATACCCATATCCTCTAATTCTACTGACTAGGAGAGCTACAAGTCTCATTTGTGCTGCTTTATGCAAAGTAGATTCTGGATGAGAAAGTGTGTATTCGTTAGTTAAATAAACTTCAAATGGAACGGATCTTCTAGTCTTCTTACCTCTATATATGCTATTAACTCCTATATCATCTAATCTTTTGTATTCGGATTGAGATAAGTCTGATCCATATAAAGACATGGCTCCTGGTATTCTTGTTCTGATGAGACCCATATTGAGAGGTCTTGATGCCAACATTCCAGCTAGTGATGCTGCTATAGATGAAACATAAGATGTCTTTATTTGATCATGCTGATACACAGCTTCGCCATATACTGGAATAACAAATCTTCCATTATCTGAAGAGATTTGACCAGTCGTATTTGTAGTGGTTAATTTATCTGTTAAAATAGAATTTGCTTCCAACAGGTCAATATCTGAAGATATTACTCCACCACTTCTTGATCCTATTACTCCAATTTGTACATAGCCGGTTGTATTATGAAAATCTGCGCAATAATCAGCTAACTGAGTTATAAAATCAACTCCACCTGTTTTAATAATGGAAGTTTCTAATGGAACAATAATATCAATAAAATCTAAATCTTTAATTATTGAATATGTTTCTTCTAATCTTTCGTAATATCTTTCATAAAAAGTATATTCGCTGGGTGTGGCAGCATTTCTGTCGAATAGAGTATTGGAAGTATTCCTATCTGAATATTTATCTACATATTCTGACATTGGAGCTGTTGCACAAATCATAATGTCTCTGGCGCCAGCCGCGTATGCGTCAAATACTCCTCTTAATAAAGGACTAGAAAGATCTGCTCCAAGAAGATCAATAGCACTTTGCATTGACCTAACATTAACGGGGTTATTAAATTCCATTCCATTTGCGTGGCCAATTAATAAAATCGTACTAGTATTATTTGAGTTTAACTGTTCATAACTTGGCTTATAGTTTACTACGGTACTTTTATTTGGGGAAATAACTATTGGACTTAAAGTCGATACTTCACCTTTAACTTGAAACTTTGCACTTATGTTTAAATTTCCAGTGGAGTTAGTTGTTTGTGCAATAACAGAATAAATTCCCTCATATAATTTATCTGGAATTTGGTAATAAAAAGTAAATTCTTTAGAATTACTTTTTTCAATATAAATAGGTCCTGAAGGATTTTCTTCTTGAATTAGATAAGAATATGGACCATCTATTACTGGACCGCTACCATACTCTCCTCTAATAACAGAAAAATATATGTCTACTGGTGTTGAATTGGCGGTTGGGTCATATATATTTCCTTCTGAAATAAATATAAATTTAAATTGTACCGACTGACCTCTGCTAACTATTAACATATTATTTCTCTCTAGTTGCGCCAACTATCCAATAATTAATCTTACCATGTCTGCCTCTTACTGCAGTGATAGCATCAATCTTGAACATTGTATAGTTTTTTGTTGCTTTGGCGGAATAATTCTCATATATTCTATCACCCTCTTTAGGGTAAACGATGTCTTCAAAATAATATACTGCATCATATTTTGTCAAAAGACCTTCATCATATTCTTGTGTTGAATTAGAATTCACGGCCCCCGATTGGCCAACCTGCCTAGTTGTGACTAACTCGAATTGATTATAATGATTTCCATTTGCAAGTATTCTTTGAATATGAACGTTATGTCCCCATTCTCTAAGAATCTTTTTGAAAGTTTTCTTGACATCAATCACGGCTTCTCAAACCTCTATTGGGCATAGGGTCATGACTCGCTGGGACAGTTCTTACTACACCATATAAATCTCTATCAGTAAGATGGGCAATTTGTCCACCAGAATAAAACGGACCAGCACTTGGTAAGCCTTTCATCTGGAATCCCATTGGACTAACTCTATTTGATAACATTTCTTTTCTAAGAGCTGTGGCAATTTGGCACCATGTCGTGGCATTGTCTCTTGTAACTTTATTCCTTGGTATAGACTTATTTGTGAGGCTAAAATCCCCAAGGCTTATAGATATTTCATCATCACTGCCATAACCGTATGTTCTACTTAGCTCACACGCTGTAGCAGCTTTAATGTATTCATATACAATAAATGACAGATCACTACCGTCGTCGGTCTCTATGAGACTATAGATGCCTTTAACCTCATTAGAGAAGTTGTGGGCAATTTCGCCTATTTCTAACATCGTTGCGTCAGGGAAATAAGAGAGTAATTGCTCAGGGTCGATGTAAAGAGGTGCCACATCTGGGGCAAAAGTAATAGTCTCATCATTTTTGAGAGTTACTGTTGGCTGATATTCTTCTACTGTGGAACTAACGTATAATCTTTGTTCTATAACTACAGTATTAGAATTAGCTAATATGCCAGTAAACTTAACTGTATATGTATCAGCTATAGTTGGAGTGTAATCAAAGTAAAATATTGAACTAGATATTTGACTAGAAGTATCTGTAACGACAGTCGCATTGGAAGAGTTTTTTATTATTACTTGTGGATTGGCTACAGGAGATAATGCTACTTCATTTCCATTGGCGTCAATATCTTTAAATTTTACAGTTATTCTAACTGTGTCACTGACTACAACTCTATCTGTTGACATTTTTTACCTCTTGGTTTATGCGTTAGATATAATAGTAACGTTAATTGTTCCAGCTGAATTGTCCTCTAGAATAATACTTTCTGCACTGGAAATAGCATAAGCTTCATTCTTATCTATTGATATTGCTATATAGCCAGAGCTATATATTTCTTCGCTATCCAGACTTGAGATAGCAAAGGCGTCTGCGTTTATTATATCTATCTCCGAAGACCCGTAACCGTCAAACATGGCGAATGTCATTGAGGATGAAGTTTCTGTATTTTCTAATATTCCACTTGGGGTAAGAACAGAATGACTATCAACAAAAACTAATGTGCTATTTACAGACGGTGGTGATATGACAATAACGCCTAATACTTTTAGGCCACCAAAATTAGTAGTTATTCCAAAAGACTCAGGAGAAACTACATATACACCACTATAATTGAAATGAGCTTGGTTATAGGCTATATCTCCATTGTAGAGCATCTAAATCCTTTTATTAGAATGTTCCACAATCAATGGAGAAACCACTTAATGTACTGCCATTTCCGTACAATGCGCCTGAGACTCCGATTCCACCAGTCACAACTAAAGTACCAGTTGTGTAAGATGATGACGCTGTTGCTGCAGTAAATGTTGTAGCACCGTTTGAGGTTAAGGTAGTGAAAGCTCCTGTGCCTTTAGTTGTTGCGCCTATATTGGACGAATCAATTGTCTTATTTGTAAGACTTTCAAATCCAGCTAAAGTGGCAAGAGTTCCAGATGTTGGAAGAGTTACGCCTGTTGTTCCAGTCGAGGTGAAAGTTATTGCATTAGCTCCAGATGTAACAAGGTTGCCACCAAGAGTAATGGTACTAGCTCCATTATTTACTCCAGTTCCACCATAAGTTGAACCGATTACTGTACCATTCCAGGTACCAACTGCGATAGTTCCTACAGTCGTAATACTGTCATCGCCAGAATAGGTTCCACCAGCCACCGCAGCGAGTGTAGCGTTGTATGCCTGAACATCAGTGCCAATAGCTAGGCCAAGAGCAGTTCTAGCTGCTCCAGCATCTGTAGCTCCAGTTCCACCATTAGCTATTGCTATGGTTGTGCCATTCCAAGTGCCAGTTGCAATTATTCCAACTGAAGTAAGGCTTGAGGCAGTTACTCCTGAGCCAAGAGTTGAGCCAGAAAGTACAGACGTTCCAGCAATTAAAAATGACTTGCCCGTCAGAAGATTAAGATTTTCTGAAGACGTCCATGCGTCAGTTGCATCAACCCAGTTAAAAGTCTTGTCTGTATCACCCTTAAGAGTGATGCCACCACCATCGGCACCTGCGTCTGTCGGAGAGGCGCTTGAGCCAAGTTCAAGATTCTTATCGTCAACAGTTACGGTAGTTGAATTGATTGTAGTTGTTGTACCGTTAACTGTTAGATCGCCGGAAAGGACAAGGGACGTGCCAGTGGCAGCGCCAATGTTTGGCGTTACAAGAGTTGGCGTGTTAGCAAATACAAGTGCTCCAGTACCAGTTTCATCCGATATAATTCCAGCAAGTTCTGCTGAGGAAGTTGCTGCAAAATCCGAAAGCTTATTATTAGTAAGTGCAACCGTACCTGTTGCATCTGGCAGAGTGATAGTGCGGTCTGCAGTTGGATCTGTGACTGCAAGAGTTGTTTCAAAGTCATTTGCAGTTGCACCTTCAAAAACCATGCTTCCACTATTGAGTGTAAGCCCTGCAAATGTTACACTTGCAGAGGTTGCTACATCTTGACCAATAGATAATGTGTGAGTTGTTCCCTCACCTGTTGTTGCTGCAGAAGAAGTAACGCCAGTTCCACCAGTTATTGTTGCCACATAGTTTCCACTGGTATTAGTTCCAAGCGCAATTTCTATAGTTGTCGAACTTGCTGCAGTTAAACGACCCTGAGCGTCAACCGTGAAGCTACCGACTGATGCAGCACCGCCGTATGAGCCAGCTGTTACTGCAGTGTTGTCAAGATCTAAAGTAAGTCTGTCAGTTGCGGAGGCAACCGATGTTAAGCCTATGCCACCAACTATAGTGAAGGTATCTCCACCAGAAATTGTTAAATTGTCACCGTTGTCTGCATCTACTGTAAATGAAGTAGAAATAGAAGCTGTTCCTGCTGCGGTCAAACGACCTTGAGCATCAACCGTAAAGGTTGGGATTGCACTAGCTGAACCATATGAACCAGCAGTAACTGTTGTATTGTCAAGATGTAGGGTTATGGTATTTGTAGATGATGCTATTGATGAAAGCCCAGTTCCACCTGATATGGTTACAGTCTCCGCGTCGTCAATTGTCTGTGATGTTCCAGAATCGCCTGCTAAAGTAAAGTTATATGTAGCAGCAGTTACGGCAGAATCTACATAACCGGTTGTTGCGACTTTTGTGCTATTATCTCCTGCTGTTTGTGTTGTTGCAGTTGCAGAAGATCCTAAGGCTACTGTTCCAGAAAATGTTTTATTTCCAGAAATAGTTTGAGTACTAGTTAATGTAGTAAATGCGCCAGGGCCAGCAATAGCTATGGGAGTACCTGTTCCTCCAGCTCCTGAGGTTCCTTTTCCATAATAGAGTACGTCGTCTACTTCTGTAAAAGCTAATTCTGCGTTTTCTAAAGATCCTGGAGCTCCAGATATTCCTCCAACCGCTCTTCTTTTAATTCTGATTGTATTAGACATGATTAAAAATTTCCTCCATCGGTAAGATTTTCTTCGGGGTGGTTCACCCAAGCTGAACCGTTGTAACGCAAAATATTACCTGAGTTCACTGTGGTAATAGTAACGTCAGTCAATCCATTTAAAACTGATTGAGTAGTAATTGCAGTTTCTGCAGATATTATTCTATCTTTTACTGTTAAATGACTGCCTGCTGGATTCAATCCAATAACCGTTTGTATGGCTTCAATGGCATCATTTGCATTTGCGTGCTGTTGATGGTGAGGCACTGTTGCTGAATTGAGTGGGTCAGACGATGTCGGATTAATCAATATATCCAACGCTGCGGGATACTGGGTGCTCATAAAAATCCTTTATAAACTAAATATTTTGTATTGATCGTTACTCCAGCTAATTGTGATGGAGATAGGACTAGCAGTAGCAGCTACTGGCAAACCTGTGGCTGTATCTATGTAGGCCAAAAGCCTTGATGTAGATCTAACTCCAGTATCCTTATATAAAACCAGATAGGCAAAACCGCTAGTCCCGTAATCTTCTACCGTAATATTATCAGCGTCAAAGACACCAGAAGCTGTTGTTTTTCCGGCTAGTAAACTAGTAGTTGCTGCGACTGAATCTTCACTAATGCTTGACAAGAATTCATGTGTGCTTAAATTTACTGTATAAGTATTTTTTACTAATGCAATTTTTATATTATTGTCAGTCAAGTCAAATAGGCCCTCTAATAAGCCTTCTTTGCCTTTTGCATATAATGAATTAGCCATTATATACCGACTTCCGAAGAGACAATAACTCTATATTTATATCCAGTCTCGAAATAAGTCTTGCTATCTGTGTAATAAACCGGAGTTGCGTCGGTAGATGGAAAATCTATATAAACATCTGGTTTCCATGAATGCATGGACACTTGGGTAGGAAGCGTTTCCCACCTGGTTGGCGTTTTTTGCATCTTCTTACGTTGTGCTTTAAAATACTTACTGGTTAAAAAGTTTGATGCTGGGCGAGAACTAAATGAGATAATAGTTCTTCCATTATTTTCATCATTTCCTATATAAAAATCTCCATTATTTGGACTGACAGATTCTATATAGAAATTAGGATTTTTAGCTAATATTTGATAACCAGTTTCAATATCTGTTCTAATAGATTTATCTTCTACTAAAACTTCATTTAAAACAGTAGCTTTACTTTCCTGTAGGATTGACGGAGTTGCTGACTGTGTTTGACTCGTGAAACTGATTCTTTCTTCAGGGACAGTCATACCCGAGGAATCTAGTAAGTTTTGAACGCGGACAACATAGTCTATATTACCGGGTAGAATGACATCCCAATATAAAGTTAAAGTTCTACTAATCTGATTATAATCAGTAATAGTATTGATAGTCCTAAATGGGGAACTTACTTGAACAGGTGTAGCTGCGTCAGTATATACTAAAAAATTTGCATCAACTAAGGATGCTATTTTAATAGTCCTACCGAATTTAATATTAACAGTATTAACGCTTACTGTAGCGTTATCAATAAGATATAAGGCCACTCAACACACTCCAAATTCAAAACCTATTGTAATAGTAATAAATCAATTCAATAAAAAGCAGAGGGGGCAGTAGATTTCTCCACCGCCCCCCAAGCTTCAGGGTAATTTGTAACTATAACGACCCTAAGGTTTCTATCAGGCTATGTCGTTAGTAACCTGTACTTCGTAGTTACGGCTGAGTCTGACGTTCTTAGCAACAGTGATACCTTCACCATCACCCAGCATCACGATGTCGTAACGCTCTTTCATCTTGAGCTGGCGAATATCGCGGCCCGGATCGTCGAACTGATCGGTACTCATCTCGTCTTTGACGAGAAGTGTTCCGACTTCATTACGGTCGATGAGGAAGAGGTCTGACTTAGCTGCTGTTGCACCACTCTTAGCCGTGAAGCTAACGAAAGGAGAAACAATAACGTTCAATCCCATAGGGGCAGTCTGATTCAAAGCACCATCTGCAGACTGGGGACGATAGCCCCAGCTTGTTCCAACGCCTGATGCTGCGCCACCTTGATGGAAGATGGCATCCTTGAGGAAGATCGACCACATGAGGGGGTGTAGAATAAAGTCTGTTGGAATATGGTTTTCAGCCATGAGAACGGCAGCCATGTCGATGATATCGTCCCACTTGACTGTCTTATTGGCAACGCCATTAATGTCAAGACCGGTTGTGTCATCGTATGAACCACTATCGTTGTCAAAAACGATTGTAGCTGCATCTTTGAATCGGCTCAAAGCAATTTGCTCTTTAAGGCGAGCCATAGCACGGCCAGCTGCGCGAACATGTAGACCAACAATGTCCCAAAGTGAATCAGCGATCACTTCTTCTGTAAAAGAAAGCTTAACGCCCTTCTTTGAGACTTTGCCCTCTACCTGCTTTGCGAAAGCGAGTGCTTGTTCTGGATACTCTTGTCCTTCTGGGATCTCAGCAGCTTGAATAGCATTGACGGCCGGGAATTCCAATGAACGTCCCTTGCCGAGACGAACAGTGGAAAGCAATGGAGTCACTAAAAGCTGTGGCTCTGCTGCTTCTCTGAGCGTACGTGAGAGAACTTTCGGGAAAAGTGCTGCTGCGTCTGACGATGCAAAAGCTTCCTTAATTGTTACTCTATTGTCTGCGTCGATATACCCGTCCTCGGTCATTGCTGTCTCCCAAGCTGGGAGACCCGAGAGGAGCTCTTGGATTGTCTTAGTCATCTTAGGAATATTCCTCCTGTGTTATTGTTTCTTTTTTATTAGAGTGTCAGGTTGACGCGGAATGCACCAATGACATTAGTTACATCTAGATTCGAACGAATACCGAGCTTACCATTATTAGGACCAGCCTTGGTAAGTTCATAAACGGTCTTCAACGCACCCGGATCTGATGGAAGCTGCATGTAGCTGAGGAGGCCGTCATCAAAGTTTGTAGCAAACTTTTCGACTTCGACAACCTTACCTACTTGCAAGTAGCTGTATACACTGCTGGTATCGAGGAAATCGGTAGCTGCAGCCAATACTGGACGTCCCATTACGTCGGAACGAACTACTGAACCAACTGTCACGTCATTGTTAATACCGCTGACCATTGGATACTCTACATAGCCGTGAGTGATAAATCCAGCACCTTGCGAGGTACCTTTATCGAAGGGTCTGTAAAGATCATACTGTGCGCAACCGATAGGAATCGAACGAGCAGGCACAGTGACTGTGTCAGTTGCTCCGGACGAGTAAGCGGGTGTTGCACCAGCTGTGGGGTCCCATGCTGTATTGCTCATGTCATCGCCCCAGACCTTACTTGAGCCTGTACCGTTAGCAGGCACAATGCGAGCGTCACCATTAGCATCGGCTATAACTGAAAGAATAGTTCCCTTTGGAATAACGATTTCAAAGCGATCATCTTCACTGTCATAGTACCAAGTAGGAAGACCGGGGTGCGGCAACAGGTATGCTGCGGGGGCTATGCCCTCGGAAACAACGAAGCGACCAGAACCGGTCTTACTATGTACTTTGCGAAATTTTGCTAAACTCATTTTTTATCTCCTTAGTTTTAAAGTTTACGTCTACCCATAAGGGCATCAACTAGAATTTGTTCGAAAGACTCTTTGGGATCTGAAGCCTTAATGGGCTCCTCTTCCATGTCTATAGTAAGCACATTTTCTTCTTTTACCGAAACTTCGGCTTCTGAAGCAATTGTGGGCATATTCAACATCTCGCCAATTCTTTTACCAGACTTACTTGGTGTCTTAGCAAGATCTCTCAGGCTATCAGCTAAAGAAGATGCTGTTCTTGTAGAATACTCTTCGATTAGTTTTTCACGATCATCTGATAGTTCAAAACCAAGTCCGATTCTAGTATCAACAACTCTTTCAATCAATGTTCTATGTAATGCACTCTTGAGTTTTTTATTTTCTTCTTCAAGGGATTGAATTCTAGCTTTCGCAATTGCATCCTGCTCAGAGACTACATTTGTGTCAGTGAGGTCTGCTCCTGCTGTTTCTTTCCCTTGATCTTCTTCGGCCTCAGATGAATTAGCTGAATCAACTTCTTGATTACCTATTTCTTCTGCTTCTTCAGGCAAAGCCTTAGATCCATTTTCTTTCGACTCAGATTCCTCAGAAGCCACTTCTTCTACAGTGGTCTCGGAATCTGCCTCGGTGACAACGACTTCTGATTCAATCGTTTCTTCTGATTCAATCGCCTCTTCTAATTCTTCTGATTCCTTAGCTACTGAGATTGTAGAAAGATCATCACTTAATTCTTGGACTGCAGCGAGGATATCATCGCCGTTAGTGTCTTGATCCATATTGGAATTCTCCTGACAATTATCGATATTTTTATTCTGATCAGATAGTAATGAACTATCATTGTATTTGTAATTTTCGTTCTCCTGTATGGACAGGGCCGTTAGAAATGCTCCCTTTAGTTGGAGATAAATTGGCTTAGACTCTTTCTTCTTCATATCAGAAAGAATTGATCTATTCTCTTGAATTGAGAAGATATCCTCATTATCCATACTTAAAACAAATGCGTTACTTCGTGCAATCCAATTTTCTGAATCAAAAAGCTCTGCTTTACCATCAACAGCTTTTAGGGATCTAACGCCAGACTTTTGATCTGCGGGTTGATTGACGAATGAATACTCTTTAAAGCTAATGTCTTGCATATCTACATAAGCGAGTTTACCTTTATAGACTTTGCCTCTTTTGTATTTTACAACCTTCGGCCTGCCTGATGCATCTTCCGTTGCTAAATCTTCTCCTGAGACGCTACAGACTGCTTTACCAGCCCTTCCGCCAACCGAGCCAGTCAAGTATCTCTTATCAAGAACTTTTTGAGCAGCAACGGGATCAGTAATTGCTATTTGTAAACGAACGAATGAGGAACCATCTTCTTCTTTGTCCATTTTTGCAGCCATAACCCTGCCAATAGCTTCTGTATTTAAATCATGATTAAGGATGATTGGCTTTGGATATGGATCCACCCATGATTGGAGTGCTTTTTCTAATTCTTGTGCGGAATAATTATTGTAGTTAGAAGTGAGACCCTCATGGATTGCAGCGACTTCTATTATTAAACCGTGCTTTGAATTAAATGACTCTGAAAAATTGATATCCGACTTAGAGAAGTCAGGAAGTTCTAATGTAAAATTTTCTATAAAGTCAAATGACATGTAAATCACCTATTGATGTATAATTCTTTTTTATATAGTAAGTTTATTTTTATAACATTAAACAAATTTATATGAATATATCAGACTTTAGTATAGTTGTCTGATAAAGATTCATATCTATTATCTCCGTTTTGGAGAAATGACTGATAAAATACTTCTGACATAATATGTGGAGCGTAAATATACGATGCACAGTATAGCTTAAAATTTTCTTTTTTGCAAGCTAGTGACCAGCCGACATCTTCACCCTGTTGATGAACATCATAAGATATATTATTGTATACATCTTTACTCATCATTTTTGCAGCCATGATTACATCTGATTGAAAATATGTTCCAAGTTCATATTTTTCTTTTCTATAAGCTTTTGATGTATCATCCTGTCTCCAGTCCATGACGCTCGGATATAGTGTTCCAATTGGCGTCATAAACATGAGTGGATTAACTGCATCTGCTCCAGCTTTAATATGAGCTATTAATAGTTCTATTGTATTTGGATTTGTTAATAGAATATCTGAATCTAAACTAAAATAATAATCTGGTTGGATATCTCTAACTGTTTGCAATAGAGAGTTTCTCAAAGAAACCATATTTACATACTTAGATATATTCCATTGTCTTCCATTGTTTGAATGTTCAAAATGAGGAATATCTTCTCTTACCTTAATTTCAAAGTAAGGTATATTTTTATCGAATCTTTTCCAAGCTTCTAATGAAGCTATTGTTTCTTTATCATCTGGAGAAACTTCAAAAACAAAACCAATTTCCTTGAAATTAACTGATTGGTTTATCAGGCAACGTATCCAATGTGGAAGAATCCATGATCTCTTGTACATTGGAGTCCCAATTAAGAGTTTCATGAATTATTTCTTTTCTTCCTCTGATATTTCAGTGGTAGTTTCTTTTGCCTTCGTAATTGGTTTCTCTTGCGCGGGCGCGGGCGCGGGTGTAGGCGCGGGCTCAGGAGATAGATCTTCTTTAGTGGATACAATCTCTTCAAGTGTATCGATTCTATCAATTAGCTGGGTAATGATATCGAAAATTACTTCAAGAGCTAATCTAGTTTGACCATTATCTACGACCTTTTGAAGGCCCTTAACAGCGTCTTCTGTTCCTAGGTATTGGGATAATTTTTCATTATTTATTATCATTTTGTTCGACATTGATTTCATCCTTTTCATCATTTGTATAAACTATAGTATACTCTGATTCAAGCGCATTTTCAACTAGTGTCAACCAAGCGTTATCTGATCTTCTAATATTTGCTGAGCTGCTTCTTCCCTGCTGATTAGTCGGGCGAATTACATTACCCGCACCTTTTCTTTTATTAGGAAGATTTGTTTGACCTTTTTGTGCTGGCTCTTGTTTGTCGGCGTTCATAGTGGCGTCTTTAGACTTCAGTGAAGCACTTAGTTCTGTTTGTTTTTTATTCGCATTTATTTGAATTTGTGATTGAATAGCTGCATAGAAATCTTTTGGATCGTGATCGGCGTCCATGCCTAATTCCATTCTAGCTTCTGACAGTCCTATTAAATTACTTGTAAACTTTTGAATAGTATGAGTTTCTTTTTTAACTTGAGTATCAACATCTATTTCGTTGAACTTAAAGTAACAACGATCTGACGCATCACTTTCAAGTGGATTAGTCATAGGGTCAAATCCACCTTCAAGTAAAAGCTCATTAAACAAATGTACTCTTACCATTTCAGAGAAAAGCTTTTGATATTGCTTGACCTTGTCGTAAAGAGCTGTATCCAATCTATCTGTCATTGATCTGTTACCGCCGCCCATTGACATACCAAGGTGATGAGGCGCAACACCCAATCCAACAGATACTCTTTCCTTAAAATGATCAAGATACTTAGATGCATCGAGTGCGGTATTGGCAGCCCCGATAACTTCTATGTTGTGACGGAAAGGTAAAATCAATCCACCTTCTGCTCTAAGATTTTCTAATTCTTGGCCAGCGGTGCTTATCTCATGAGGTTCTGCTGGTTGATCTGCAGTTCCTATGGTGTACTTGTACAATGGGAATAGTTCTCTATGAACCAGGTTTTGAATATCCTCTTCGATTTGTCGAAGAGCGACAATGTCATCCAAGGCCGATTCTATGAATGGCGTCCCAAATGCTCTGCCAGTTTTCTTGTCGATATAGACATGAATGACTTTGTCTGCGCTCCATACAGGGTCACGATCTGATGGCATATACGTCAGCGGATCTGTGCTCTGTTCATACTTCTGTGGTCTATTGTGTCTATCTCTTAAAATCCTTACTTGCTCAGTAGGTATTAAGTAATAACCAACAACAGGCTGACTAGCATTGACTCCCTCTAAAGGACTTGGAAAGTATTCCGATATGTCTCCACGTGCCTTAACAATGAATGCGTTCCCATATTTAAAGAGATGATCTGTGACTTCTATCAGAAAATCTAAGAAAGGGCGCTTCATTGCCAATTCCATATAATCTATTCTTTGATATAAGTAGGAAATTGCTTCAGGATTTTCACCTACAATTTTCCAATTTTCTTTCCAGAATAACTCTTTATATTTATTTAAAGCCTGCTTTACATATGAATCGGTGTCAGCTGCCTGCATGATTCTATGGAAATCATACGGAGAAGGTTCGAATGTAGATCTTTTGCTGTAAAAATAAGTATTACCTTGAAAACCAAGAGCTAACGATGCGACTTTCATCGATCTACTAACTGATTTGATTTCTTCGCCATCTAGTGCTTTGGCTGTAAAATTATTATTTTTATCAACTTGCCTAAACGGCAAATAGTCAAAGACTGCCATGTATCTCTCCAATATGAAAACTATATATAATAGTAGCTAAAGTGGTGTTTTTTTATAAGTTAATCAGTTAACGTCGAGATTAGCTTTATCGAAAGCGTTTTTCATAATGATATTTTTAACAGCTTCAATCCAAAAAATTGTCTCCGCTTCATTAAAATCGCTTCTGTACTGGAGATTTGCGTTTGAAATCTTAATTTCGATTGAAAATTCCTTAGCCTCTACTGGCTCATTTGTTTGAATTTCTTCAATTATTTCAGTTGTTTCTTCTGACATTTTATTTACCTCACTCAAAGTTGTCTGTTTTTGTTTGTTTAATTGTTTTTTCTGTTTTAACTGGCTGCATTGCAGCGATTAAGTTTGCAACCTTGATGTTCAGCTGCTTAATCGTTGCCTCTTTTACAACCAAATCGGTTGTTAACTGGCCAATTTTTTCGCTGAATGTTTGAACTAGAATGTTAATATCTAAATCGTCCATGTCTACCTTTCATTGAAATCATAGGCAATTATTATATCACATTGGATAGGAGTCTAGCAGAGTATTTACGTATACTTCTTGATCATTTAGTCTTTTAGAATATGTTCGATACATTTCCATAATCCAATGCTTGACGAATTCTGGTACTATCGGATCCTCTTGATCTTTAATGAGTAGTGTGGAATCATTCTTAATATACTTTTCTACCGTTTGTGCAGGTATCTCTAGTATAGCATTTCTTACCTCTAAGGGCATTTGAATCGCTCTGAGCACCCTATCGCTAATGACTGCTATTGGTTCCCTATTCCCAAACTCTAAATATGCTAGACCCCATTCTATGATAAGTCTAAACAATTCTTCCAAGGTAGAGCCTATGCACTGCGGGTGTATGGCCCAAAGACTTTTTGAATCTTCTTTAGAAAATTGGTCTATGTAATCTTGATCAATTTCATCGTAAGTTATTATAGCGTGAGGTGCTAAATCCAAAACGGTTTCATGTCTAGTTACAATCTTAAATTTTCCTAAGGGATTATTATCTAGTCTTTCTATTCCATGATTGGAAATTGTTTTAGACATAAAATCCATTGTTCCATGAGTTATGTCTTCAAAACTTTTGATCATATAATTATTATTAGAGCAAACATCACCATAAAAACTTTCACTATATGTTGGAACTGCTCTCCATAATAGAAAACCTCTATATTTTCTTTCGCATGGATTTCTTAATTCAATATCCCAATTAAGTCTATTTTGATTCCATGAATATGAAAATTCTGCTGAAAGTTTAGGTTCTTCAACTGGAGGTCTCCAACAATTCATATCTTTGTTCCAGACCCAATTGTTATACGGCTGCTTTTGTTTATCCTTATTGTCCACTAAATCATTAAAACGAGAATATGATATTGTTAAAATATCTGAATTTTCCCCTATAGCCTGAGCTTCAATACCAGCTTGAGTATTGAGAAATGTGATTAATTGTTTTAAAGTATAAGTTTTAATATTAAAAAAGTTAATTGCTTCTTTTTTTAGATTAGAAATTTTAAAATTACTATCGACTTGAGATATAGTTATTCCATTGCGTGTTTCGAGAATAATCCGATTAGAAGAAGTAATGTAATCTCCCGCAATATCGTAAATGCTAATTCCTTGATTTTCTTTTAAAAAACTAATATATTTCATGAGTTATACCTTAATATGAAGTTCTTGATCTTTTTCTCTTCTTGGAAATTTTTTATATTTATCCATAATCCAATATTTAAAACCCTCTGGACATTCAGGGTCTAAATGATCTTCCTCCAGAATTGTTGGATCACTAAATATAAATTTAGATAAAGTTTGTGGAGTTAATGACATTATCTCATCCATGATTTCTTGAGGAATTTCTAATGCCATAACAACCTCATGAGATAGGATAGCTGCTGGTTCTCTGTTTTCCAACTCTAGATAAGCCCAGTTCCATTCTAGGATTATTCTAAATAATTCATGAATTGTTCGAGCTTCAATATGGGGATGCTTTTTCCACGTCAGATGTCCACCATTTTCTACATACTCAGGAATCGATTCATGGTACATAATAAATGCATGGGGACATAGGTCTAACATGGTAATTAATCTTCCGTGATACTTGCCTGACTCAGCGATAGCTTTTCCATATTCAATTTGTTCTTTCATGAAATTATCACTATTATTTAGTTCCTGCATGCTCTGCATCATAAAATTATTAGCTGAACAAACTTCTGCATACATCTCTCCATTTACTTTTGGCGTTGCATTCCATAGTGCAAAAGACCTAATCATTCTATTATCCGGATATCCTGACAATGCTATATCCCAATCTATTCTATTCTGATTCCATGTTAAATCAAAATCTGGAGACAGGGCTGGCTTTTCTTTTGGCGGAGTCCAATGCCCTTTATCCTGATTCCATACCCATTGTTCATGGGGAATCTTTTCTGGATCGGTATGTCCGTTTAACTCATCAAACGGGGGGGGCGTACTAATATTAAATACATCTCTAGTTCCATTCATGACTTGAAGTGGATAATCAGAATTGTTATTTACAAATTCTCTTAGTTCTTCAATAGAATGAATTTTAATATTAAAAAAATTAATTAATTCTTCTGTCAAATTTAAAAAATCAAAATCATCATTAACTTTAGAAATAGATAATTGACCAAAATAAGAATCAAGTAAAAAAAATGTTTTATCACTAGGCGGAAAAAAATTACCTAAAGTTTCATATATATTTATATTATTTTTATATTGAGAAAACGTTACGTATTTCATTTTTTTTTAATCATCCAATGTTTCATAGGTTATTTCTACTTGCACTTCTGTTACTGTGGCATAGTACAAATTATCATTCGAATAAAGAGCTGAATCTATGTCAAAAGATATATTATATGGTGGATCATTAATCACATTAGGAGTTACCGTATATGTCTGATATGCCGAAAGATTATATATATTACCATACTGTGTATAATTAATTCCATCAACAACAAGACTAGATATTTGAGGTGAACCCGTAGGGCCAACCCTAATGGAAAACTTATATAATTTTGCGTTCCTATATCCACTGGGTAGACTTGGAGTGAAGTTTGCCGAGAATGATTCTGTCACTCTGGATGATACTTTACTAGATGTTGTGACAACATAAGATGCTTGACCCGTTGCTGCAGATAATGGAACATCAGCCCCATAATCACCATCTGTTCTTGTGAAGTAGTTATCTGCTGCTGATGTATAGTCACTAGTTCCGCCAAAAACGCTAACACTATTTCCAGCCGTAGTACTCACTATTAAAGTACCTCCAGAAGAACTAGTACAGTCACCTGGTGTTGTTCCTGTTGGAGCTAAATAAACTGTTCTTCCAGAAGCGGAATATACTAAGTAATTTTGGTTAAATGCACTATTACTACTTCCCGAAATTCTAACTTCATCGGCAAACTGTAATATACATCTGGTGGCGGAGTCTAATGTCAGGACAACATATGCCGATTGTGTTGTATTTCTTGATAAAGAAGTAACTCCATATCTTAAACTGGAAATTGTTGTAGATACTGATGGTCTTCCAGCCTCAATTGCATGATTGGAGTTTAAGTAATATAAGTTTGTGGCAAAAGTAGCATTTCGTTGAAAATAAGTTATTGGTTGATAATTGGTACTAGTTCCGTATACTGTACGATAAGGATAAGAGAACCATACAGAACCCTGATTGCCATCTGAACCCTCAGATGAGCTATGGCCTGAGGCGTCAGAACTGGATGTTGTACTACTAGCTGATATCCACCCGGTAGTATGGGAAGTCCATGTTTTCCCTCTTATTGCGCCAGACCAATCACTCCAGTCCCCATACTCTACGATAGTTTCGTAATAAACCCTTGCCCTAAATCGGTATTCTCTTGATTGAATAACAGAAAAATTTTGCCCATAATAACTCGTACTAGTTCCGGTAACAACTTCAGTTCCAAAGAATGTAGTAGTTCCCAACCAAGATAAAGTACCACGTGATCTATATTGCCATTCCCACTGAATTTTTGCATTACCGTTATTATACGCATTAATATCAGTAAGTATGGCTAAATTGGTATCCCAAGTATATAGATCAATCCTAAACGGTATGGTTGGTTTGTGGAATGGATAAGTAGCAGTTCCGCTAGAAAAAGAACTATAAGTACTATAAGAGTTTACCGGAGACGCATAATACGTTGCTGCCGTACAGTAATAGGTTACATTTGGTGTCAAACCAGTAAATTGAACAGTTCTAGAAGCAGTTGTATTATCTAAGGGGAGAATGCTGCTATTAACTGTTTGGACAGGCGTAGTTCCGCCATAGATGTATAAGTCAAATTTGATATACGCAGTAACTCCGTTAGTTGAATAGTTGGCGCTAGAGCTAGATGAAAATGACAGTTTTGTGGAACTGATTGTTCCTGTATTTGTTGGTGTTGTTGGAGTTGTTTTTGAATAGGATGCCGTTGAGGCGTCGAGTGTTGATACCACACTAAACTCTACAAAAATTCCCTCTGCGTCATAAAATGCGATGTAGCTAGAAAAGTTATAGGACGTTCCTGGACTTAGATTAGAAAAGGTAAATGTTTGATTTATTGCACTAGTCGTTGGTGAAGCTGGGCTACTCTGAAAGTTTCCTGAGTCATTTGTTCGATAGGCGAAGACTCTTTTATTTTCAGAACTTGATGTTTGTACTCTTACTGTTACGGAGGTTGGAGTTGCACTTACAAAGCTAAAAGTTGGATTGGTATTAGTTATTCTTGAATAAAAAGTTGACCAATCATTTGCTCCCGCACCAGTTTTAATTTCTCCTTTATTAACACTTGCCCAATCGTTAGCTCCGGGTCCTGTTTTAATTTGCGGATTAGTTACAGTTGCCCAATCGTTGGCTCCAGATCCTGTTTTAATTTGTATAGTCATAATATAATCCTAAGAAAGATATATATCTCCAATAGCACCATCAGTTGGCCTTCCACTACCATATTTAATATTTCTTAGTATCATAGTGCTTAAAGCTCCACCATTAGTTGTCACGCCAGCACCAAAACCATTGATACTTGATGTAACAACTCCACCACTAAACCAAGCTACTCCAGTTGGAGAAATAAATGATAAAGTTGCCCCAGACCCTGCATATATACTACCACCATATCCTCCTG